TACTAATAGTAAATATGACTTTTTTAAGTATGGAGGTAAATCTCGTGCTACAATAACTTCCTTTAATAAGAGGAAGGATAAGTATTGGTTTGAAAAAACTTCTAGGAAGTATTCTGATCAAGAAGTGCTAAACTTTCTTTTAGCAAATTTTATTAATGCTACTAACCCACAAAATCTATGGATCGGAGAAATTATCAATTCGGGAGAAAGAACTTACGCAGAATGGATGAAACGCAAGCAGAGTTTGACTTACTTGTTCAAAGAACAACTCAACGAATTACTATTGGAGAACGACTTAGAGACAGTATTCAATTGCTCGAAGGGACATCCCCCATTGTTAAAAAAATATCTGGGTGGAGAGATTTCGCTAGAAACGCTTACGATACTGGAAAAAGTCTTTTCTTTCGTAAAAAACTTTGATAAAAAGTTAGATGATCCAGTGTGGGAATCCGTAAGTTTAAAATTGAAGAAATATTTACCCTTCATAAATATTAATGTGTTTCAGTATAAAAAAATCTTAAGGGAATTAGTCAATGGGTGAATTTTTTAAATCAGAAATAGTTCGAGAAGAACTAGAAGAGATTAATGAGCTACAGACTGATCTCTATAGCAATATGGTCAATATGACTCAACTTGCTAATCT